GCCAAATCCTTTGCCGAGTCGCCGTGGAAGCGGCGGCGTATGCCCTGTCGAGTTGGTTGAACCTGCCAGCTCGATTAATGCGAAGGTTTCGAACCGTGGGTATAAGCCTGCTCACGGGGGAAATGTGAAGGCTGGATCTCAGCGGAGCACTATCGGTGCTACGCTAGGAGGCGCCTCGCGCGAGAAGGGGCAGAAAACAAGATATCAGAAGAAAACTCAACTCGTAAATAGCGCCGTTAGAAATGACGAGTTGAAGTATGCCGGTGAAGACGACGCTAAAAGAGAGATCAAGTCTGACCACGACGAAAAGTCGGTCACTTTGCCTTCAAGACAAAGTGGAGGTGCCGATCAATCAGCCGCGCCCTCAGCTAGGGCTGATAGTAGGTACTTAGGTCGCCTTGGTGCAATAGACATGGGGAGAAATAATATCCCTGATGTGCTTTTCGTCTTCAAGCCCACACAACGCCATGTGGGCTGTTACTGGTTCCTCTGTATCTTGTGCGGCTTGTCTATGGGGGTGGTGTTTTGGGTGTACACATGTATGTTTCTTTCACTTATGTATGTATTAAATACTCGGTGTTTTTGTAATCTGTTTTCGAGGTTCTATGCATGGTGGATTGGGGGATCTTTTCGTGCGACAGTCAGAATGTTTCGCATTGAGCGTGAGCTTCGTGCATATACAGGAGGGTTGTTGTATGATATGTGCCCTGTTTCTTGGTCGTACTTGGAACAGCTTGAGCAGATTGTCGGGTTTGTTTGTGAGCCATATACACATTCTGTTGAATATGTCGTGAAAACGATATTTGAGTGTCCCACCCTTGACCCGAGAGTTGAGGATGAGAGGATAACGAGTGTTGTGGCCACTAAGTGCGTCGAAAAAGAATTCATCATTTCTGTCGCTTATGTCATGGAGCCTTCTGGGTTCTGTGAGATGATCGCATATTCTGATGAATTGGTGATGCAGATCGTTCCAAGATTGGTTCGTGACCCGACGAGAGTACTGAGTGATGCAATGTCGTATTGTGAGAGAGTGAGTAATGTGAATATTCCGAGTTTTATATACACTGATGTCATCTATGGCTCTGCGTTAATGGCTGTGTTTCTTTCGCGCAATTTTAGAACACGCAGAGAAATGGGTGGATTGAGAATTCGAAATTTTCTCTTAGCCCGGGGGATCGCTTTGGGTACGGCTATAGGTTGGATGATGGGTGTGGCTTACGAGATGAGACTACATCTATCCCTACTGAAGTTCGTGTCACATACGCTGCTTCCTACGATGTCATTGTTGACCGTGGGGTTGTACAACGTTCTCTCGGGCCATCTTTGAAGGGTTTGGCACCACCGCATCCTGATATCAGGGATCCTCGAACGAAATTGTCTGGTTGTTTGGCCAGATTTGCTCTTTCTGTTGTGATTGTTGATAGAACTTTTTACTCTGGGATGAAGTGTTTTGTTCTCGACTTTGTGAAGCTCAATTTTGAGCCGATTCCAGTCGGGTACGACTTGTCCTTTGAGCATTGGCTCGATCAAACAAGTTACACTTATGCGAGGAAACAAGAGTTGACGAGTGTCATGGACCTTCAAAATTTCCAGTTGATTAAGCCGCGTGATTTGCGTGTAAAGGGTCACATGAAGCCAGAGACATATGTGAAGTACAAGCAGGCTAGAGGTATCAATAGCAGAGAAGATGCCTTTAAGTGTTTTTCTGGACCGTACTTTAAGGCCATGGAACATATTGTCTATGGTAACCCATCATTTATAAAGAATGTCCCGGTGTGTGAGAGACCGAGATATATAGTAGACCGATTGGGGTCATTGATGGGTTTTGTGATTGAGACCGACTATTCCCACTATGAATCACACTTTATTCCTGTGGTTCTTCGCTCTATTGAGTTTGTTTTGTACCGTTATCTTTTGTCAAACTTTCCGAGTGTTAGTAAGGTGATTCTAAAGGCTTTGGGTGGGATAAACAAGTGTGATTTCGGCGATTTTCGCATTGATGTTCTCGGTAAACGCATGTCAGGAGAAATGTGTACATCTTTGGGTAATGGGTTTACAAATCTTATGCTCATGATGTACATGTGCAAGGTTCGTGGCGGTACTTGCACTGGGGTCGTTGAAGGTGACGATGGGTTGTTTGTTAACTCAGTCGAACTCAAATCTTCCGACTTCAAAAAGATCGGGTGGGACATAAAGCTTAAAAATGTCACAGATTTGTTGAGCGCTTCATTCTGTGGAATAGTGATGTCCCCTTCTCTGCATCCTCTCACAGATCCGCGGAAAGTTCTGTTGAATTTCGGGTGGACCCATAGCGCCTTGATGCATGGTGGACGTAAAGTTTTAATGGGTCTGTTGCGCGCTAAAGCACTGTCTCTCGCCTATGAGCATCCAAATTGTCCAATTTTGTGGGCCTTAGCAAAACGTTACATTGACCTTACTGAGGGATATGTAACTAGGTGGAGTGCAAATTGGTATGAGAGACAGTTGGAGGTGGAAGTCAGGCGATTCTGGGACGAAACTCGGATTCGTCTCAATCTTGGTCCCGATGCAAGTGATAGAGTGACTTTTGATCGTGAGTATTCTATAACACCTAATCGTCAGGTGGAAATCGAGAATTATATCTCGACGCATGGTTTTGATGAGTTGGACAGCCCGCTTATTTTAGAGCTGTTTGACCATTCAGACTATGATGATGCTCATGATTATTATGATCGTTTCATTGGCCGGAAGGCTTGACTTCTCGACCGTCCTTGGATGACGTTAAACTCACCATGCGGTGTGCATATCACCATGGGGTTTCCCGTTGCCATTGCTTATGTTTTAAAAATTACCATTCGTTTTGGGTGGTGATGACATTCAATTCACCTTCCTCATATGGACATCGGCTTGCTGTTCCAAGTTGGGTGTGTTACCATTTTCAGAGAAGGAATTTGTTCTACCGTGTGTTGATTGGGATACTACCATTGATGCTAGCTTGGTTACAGGTCGACACTATGTGTGGGATGGTTTATTTGGCGTTTGCCATGGCCTTTTGGCGGCCGCCCACATGTAGAAGTTCGTAGTTGTGCCTTGTGGTTGGCTGCCCTTAAATTGGGTAATGGTAGTATCTGGTCTGAATGCATGGATCTTGAATGTTTTGAACGTCGTAGACATGAGCTGTGGTGGACCAAAACGCTTGTCGTGCTAAACAAAATGCCGAGAGACTGCACGGATCCAAATTTCGGGAGATGAACAGTCCTGTTGCTCAACAGTATCCCATACATGAGCATTGTGCTGTGACTTAGAACTCCACGCAATGGAAAAAGCAAAGAAATCGAAGGCTGCTAGGAAAGCAAAGAAGGGAAAGGTAAGTGTCCCCGCCGCTATATCGCGAAAAATCAAACAAAAAGCTCCCTCTATCTCTGGTTTGCAGAGTGGCGCCGTCAGGGTCAAGCATCGAGAGCTGATCACTGAGGTCAAAGCTACTGCAACCGGGGCATGGGCTTTATGTAATCCAGGTTCTTTTTCTGTAAATCCTGGTTTGCAGACGTTCACTTATTGGCTGCAAAACATAGCCCGTAACTATGACTACTATGTATTCCAGAATCTTAGTATTCATTATGTTCCTTATGTTGGGTCGAACACCGCTGGAGCATTGATGTTTGCTGTTGATTTTGATGCCGCAGACTCACCACCAGATAGCATGTATGTTATGGCCAATTACAATGGTGTGGTTACGACGCCTGTTTGGGCTGAAATAACAATGCCGTTGTCTGCACAAAACTTGAAGAAGTTTGCGAAAGAAAGATTGGTCAGAACGGGCACCGTTGCAAACACAGACATTAAAACTTACGATGTTGCCACTTTGCACGTCGCAAGCTTGAATGGTGCTGCTACGACTGTTTATGGCACGCTTTGGGTTGAGTATGTGGTTGATTTTAGTGTCCCGTCTATGCCGACTGCCTCTGAGTTGGCTGCGATGGCGACATTGCGCATCGATTGCAACACTGGTGTATCGAAAACCAATTGTCTTGGAACCGCGCCTGTTCTCGCGCTCGGTTCCTTGCCTGTTCATTTCACTGGGCAGATTCCCAATGAGATGATCTTTGATGAAGCTGGTGACTACATGATCACGAATTTCGCTACTGGAACCGGTCTCGATCTTGGTACTGTGTTACCCACCCTTGTTGGTGCGGCGACACAGATCATTTTTGAGAACGGCACCGGTGCGCCTGACAATTCGGTTTATGATAGCACAAACACGCACAGGAAAGACACTTGGTTGGTGAGAGCGCTTGAGAAGGGTGTTGGTATGGCTTGGACTGCTGCATCTACCACTCTTACTGCGTTGACGTCGGTGATCACACCTGGAACTCCTGGGCTATTCTAGTAGCTCAGCACGGCCTACCTCCAAGAAGGTAGAAGAGGATCCCAATAGATCCATCCTGGACGATGTAGGGTCTTGATTAGTCCTATAAACTGCCG